TGCTCTCGGCTACCCGATGCATTCCACTTCCATTTCCCATCGTCCAGTGGGCTATCCGCATGATACACCTCTTTCTACTAAGGACCAACGTTCCATCTTACTTCCTCCTCCTCGCTTTGTTACGCTGGTCTGTTCATATATTGAACATACCAACAGATTTATGTACTATGGAATGCACTGACTACAAGACTCATGGAGTCAACAGCACTCAGCACATCTGAGGTACCGCCAGACAAGGTAGAATTGTAACTGTCTGCTACGGAGTCTGCATTACTAGTGGCTTTACTCCCAGAACTAAGGTTCGCTGACACAACCACTGACATTGAGTCAGTCCTTGAGTCAGAAACCGCACCCTCATCAACTGCCCTGAAACCTCCACTAACACCAGAGCTATCAGCAGAACTGATGGCAATGACATTACTCGCCGCCTTAGAATCAGCATCCGAATCACTGGTACTCTCAGCCAGGCTCATGGTACTGAGATTGGTTGAGATTATCCCAGAGTTCGAGGTGACCCCTGATTCGGCTTCACTCCCAGCGATACTCATCGCACTGAGGTTAGCGGAAATAATGCCTGAGTTGGAAGTAACTCCAGACTCGGCCTCACTCCCTGCTACACTCATTGTACTGAGGTTGGCTGAGATAATAACCGAGTTACTCTTAACTCCACTGGTAGCATCACTATCAGTTCCGCTGTCAGCAGCACTAAGGGCACTCAGGTTAGCCGAGATAATCCCAGAGTTAGAAGTCACTCCGGATTCCGCCTCGCTACCTGCGATGGACATTGCGCTCAGGTTGGCCGAGATGATCTTGGAATTTGAAACAGCACTCGAATCCGCTTCAGACTCCACCTCACCAGTATCAACTACCGCACTGGCTATCTTGCTCTCTGCCGTTGCAATCAGAATGGTGTTTGAGTCAGCCTTACTTGTACTAGCATCCTCCAACAGATCATTCGAATCGGCCTTCGAGTCAGCCAGCACACCCTGATCCACCTTCGACAAGGTAGCACTAGCCAGCTTGGCATCGGAGACAGTTCCATCACCGATTGTCGCCGAGGCCGAAAGTGTAAAATCACAGGTGGTTGTATCACCCTGGTTCTCATAAAGTGCCCTGGTTCCAGCCGTCACATTGGTGTCAATGAAGAGACAACTCTTGGCATAGCCTGCCTCACCACTTGGTACCGTAAGTCCTGTTGCGAAGAGAATGTTTCCTGACCCATCATACATTAGGACAGTAACATCCCCAATGACACGCCCAACTAACTTGAGCCTTTCAAGTTCTCCTGAGCGGAATAGTCTGTATATGAACCTATCTATGCTTGACATAGTCCTATTCCTCCTTATTAGTCTTAAAAATCACCTTCAATAATATCCGCAACGTCCTTCTCAAGGGCTGTCAGTTGCGGTCCACCCGGTGAATTAACCCTCGCGCCACCAGGACTTACAAATGCGGGCGGGCCAGGCCCTGGGCCTACATGTGTTACTTCGGGTGCTGCAATAGCTCCCTTGACTATTCTTAGCTTACCTCTTACCTCCTTCTCGGTCTCCTGTAATAGTTGCGCTGTCGTCCAGGCTGGATTCTCGGACGCCAACTTGTTTGAAATCATCCCAACATATTCCCTATGGGGAGACAGATCCTTATTCTCCGCATAGAAATCTTTAACCAGATTGTACAGGTTCAGTTGGCCCTTGACTACCTCTGCTGTCACATTAGGCAGCTCAAGTAGAGCCGTATTCACTGCACTCCGAGTAAAACCCTGACTATTGGCTTCCATGAATACCTTGAAACTCCTATTCAGGAACTCATTGAAACTCTCCGGAGTCTTGAGAGCCGCATCAAGAGCCGCTTCGTCTGCAACAAAGGCTTGCTCTATGTACTCGATCCCTGAGAGAGCAACCGACTCAGCCGGAGCAGTGGGACCAGGTGTACCAACGACCATTTCCTGATAGGCTTCAAGCCTGGCCTTAAGTTGCGCAACCTCATCAGTCTCTGCGGCTGACGCCACGGCGGTCTCTACCGGAGCTACCACCTCAGAGGTAACCGCAGTTTCAGCCGAGGTAATAGCTGCTGTCTCCGCTACCGTCTCAGCCGCCGTAATTACTGGCTCCACTGCCATAGATTCCGCAGCCGTTTCCGCGGCCGATTCGGCCTGTGTTTCCGCAGGCTCCTCAATACCGTCCAAAAATCCATCTAACTCCTTTTCAAATTCATTCCCCATTGTCTTTATCCTCCTCGTCTTCCATTTCTGCCTGGTGCTCCATCTCCTCTATCATTGCACTAGGTACGTTAATAAAATCCTCGATCAGCTTGAGTGCCGCTTGAGCCTGAGCCAGGGAGACAACCTCCGCAACTGGATCCAAGCTCATCAAATCCCTAACAGCTAACTCAGCCACCTCCTCATACATCCTCACAATGTCCAGCCAAACAGAGTTGGTCATAAACTGCTCAACCATATTTGGTGAACTCTGGAACTTGAGAGCAACACTCTCAGCCTCGCCTTTCCAGTTAAACTTCATCATTGTGCTATTCCTCCCATTTGATTTACAGGAACCAGGTTACCCGCCTGTGCTCCTGCTTGTACCTCCTGATCTGGAGCCGTCTTGACTTCAAACTGATCAACATTCTTGGCTCCCATCTTCCTAGCCACATGTTTGAAGATCCGAACCATATCGAACTTCCCCATAAGCTGTTCATTCTTGGCAATGATACTATAAATAGTGGACCAGTCCTGCACATTATCTGAGGTGTCTATAGTCCCATCACCAACGATCACATCATAATCCACGATCAGATCATTAGGTTTGATCTTCATCCGACCCTTCTCACTCTGAGCCTGAGCTTCACCAATTCCATACTCATCCTTCAGGGTCTGTTCCCAATCACCAGTGACCTTAATATAAGTCTCCTCAGTCATGAACTGCTGGGTGTGACTAGCGAACATATAGCCAATATCCTGCATAGCTTGGACACTTGTCAGCCTTGCAGCCATTGCCAATCTCCCAATCGCTCCCATCTTGACACTGGAGAACTCCTGAGCAGTTACCCTCTCACCACCTTTCCTCTGCAATCCCTGCATCGAGTCAGTTGCTGCGGTGACCCTCTGTATCAGGTCAATAATGTAGCTCGAATCACCAATATGCTGACTGGTAATATCGTCCACTTTGAGTTGCTTAACAGCCGACTCGACTCCCCGGCCCCATGCCTGCTTCCTCAACCTGATCAGACGACCTGCTCCAGGATTCTTCAAATCATTCATATTGATCAGGCTTGGATCCACAATCAGCATGTCATTGATTGCTTTCCTCACATTAGCAATATGGCTGGTAAAGAGCCAATCAAGTGCAACCTGTAGAGGTTGAATAATCTCCAGTCTCGAAACAGGACTCACACTGTGGCCATCAAAGTCCGGCGCATTGACCGCTATCGGGAACATGTTATGATTCAGACCAAGTCTCCGAGCCTCCAAGACTATCTGATCCCCACCAACACAGAACATCCATTTCTCTGGATACTCACTGGCTCCAAGTCCCCAACTTTTAGGGATCAGATTAACATACATATAGATTTTATCCAGCGGCCTACTTGTATCATTGTTAATTGGTGTGGTCGTACCTCCAGTCCGTTCCATCCGCCCGCTCGGATCGTCCGAAAGGATACTACTCTTGAGGCTAGTAAATCTTGACAGATACCGACCATTGAACATAGCCTCTGGATTAGCCTTCTCCTCATCAAGGACCTTCACCAAACTGGTTCGCTTACCCCAACCACAGAAGTCACTATCTTGGACCTGATAAACAGGTCGGTCAGGATCAGGTAGGAACCTATAAGGATCCACACTCTCAAGTACGTTGCCTTCATAAAGCTTTGCCGGCTTCGTAACTCTCGTCTCCCGACCAAATAGCTTACCCATTGTATTGTTGAAGAAATTATTCTCCTGCAACATAGTCTTGAAGCCCATCTTAATCTGCCACTGAGGAGCAGCAACACCAAAGCCATAAACGAACCCATCCCGAAACATCGTGTGGAGAGCTAAGGCAACCTTAGCCTTAACTGTCTGCTGTTCGATGTTCTTTTCCAAAAGTAATGCTCCGAGGACGTCGTCAGGACTACTACCCTCATACTTAAAGATCGGACCTTCAGACAGAAATGCCGTGGTATAGTAAGCTAGGAGCGTCTCCAAAGTAGCATAGCTATACGGGACTACAATCCTAACTGGCTTCCTATCATCATCATTCTTCACCTTTGTCTCAGCGGTATCTAGCTCAACATAGGCCGTCAGGTTCTCGTCCAACTTCTTCCAGTTCTTGTGCCTATCCTTCATCACATTATAACTGGCACGAGCCCGCTTATTAACCTCTGTAACAATCGTAGTATGGAGCGTGCTACCAGGTTTCAGGTCGAGTCCCTCTGGATACTGGTACCCTAGATCCTCACCTACCACGATACTGGATCCACTTGCCCCAGCTCCCTCAATTATATTTGGCATCTCGCTCCTCCTATGGATGTAAAGAATCAACCTTAGATTCTAATAAACTTATCCTTATAACACCACTATCTATCTTAGATGTAGCCAAAATTGCATTCGAATGATTGGCACTAGTCATATGGTAATACTCATTAGTATCACCACCCTGCAAACTCCCTAACTGATTATGGTCAGCTACAGAGGTCCCAGAAAAGAAAGTATCTGTAACCATCTGAATAGTCGTAAAACTTCCACCAGCCTGTGGTGCAATAATGCAGCCTAGCAGGCAACCAAAGTCTGTCAGGTGATCAGGTTTAGGAGGCTCTGAGGCCTGCTCTGCCTCAGCTAACTTATAACTCCCTCTACCATAAACAACATACACATCACCATCATCAATATGCCGATAAACCCAATGGCAACCATACCGACCAACTCCAACATTCCCAAGTGTGCCATCCAGATCATCATAGTGGGCAAAATCTATTACATTGCTCAAGGACTCTGTCCAAGCTACGTGGCTGCCATCGTCACGCAGGTAGGTGAACTGTGTACTCCCACTATTGAAAAGAGCAAAAGGTGTTCTGTTTATCCCTGAGTAGGCTACCCCAGCAGCCGACGTAAAGTTATTCGTCCCACTGTAAGCGAGTGTGGATCCACTTGCCAACTCATGATCTCTAAGTGTTTTAGCCCTTCTGTGCAGCTTATTCACACCATCCTGGAAACGAAACCCACCGCTTATATAATGGACATTGTTGCTGCTATCCTTCATTACCTTACCGAGAGGTATCTGAGTATAATCAGTCTCCCCATAATATGGCTGAGTTGTCGACAGGTCAATCAGGGGAGTACCACCATTGTAATCCAACATGATAAAGTAGGTGATATTGGCGGCATCAATTACTTGGTCATCCTGCTCTGCAAGGCTTACCTTAGTCAGCACTCCGGTGACCGAATGGGTTGCCCTAAGCAGAGCAGTGAGGGCAGTTACCTTGAACGTACCAACACTACTACCCTCTGAAACCACACCACCAGTCAGAACCATTGGAGAATCTGCATAGTTCTCTACATCTCTGACAAGCACAGCCTCACTTAAAGCACTGGAAATTAGTGTACTCTGGCTAATGTCCTTAGAATCCGCTTCAGACTCAACTCCATCAGCATTGCTACCACTACTAACTCCTTTAGAATCAGCCCCACTAATATTCTCGGAATTACTTAAAACCGCAGAGTCCGCCTCGCTTAGGTTGGATGCAACAGAGTCCACATTACTTTCAATAACATCCGTCTCAAACTTTCGGCTTGCCTCATTGTCTGTTATAGGTGCATCCTCCAGATACATCTGGTCGCCACGGAAGCTCCTAAGAGTTACGCCATCCTCATAAATATCATCATCCTCGTAGAGTGCTGGTCCTAGTGACCCAATCCAAACCTCTTTCTCAGCCATTACTATTCCTCTGGTCTGTTCAAATAATGAACATAGCTAACACTCAGATAAATTGCCACTCATCACCCATCGAAGGCTCATTCGGGAGTTCGGCATACTCATCTTCAAGGGCCTTGTCGAACTCTAGATCACCTTCATCTTTGGCCAAATCGGCGCTAAAGAAATACCGGCCACCTCGTTCAAGCATCTCGATGGTGTAGGCTGCACAGTCAATACAGTCCCAGCGTTTCGGCCTCGGAAAGGAGAAAAGCTGAGCCTCTAGTGGACCCATGCAATCTGCGTTATGGTAGATATAACCCATCCGGTAAAGCGGGACCAGGGATTTGGCTCTGTTCTCCTTACTATCCCTAGGTTTAAGTTCTACCAGTTCTAGGAACTTTCCCCGTTTCAACATCTCGTTACGGATCGGATAAGTGATGAACTCATTTAGGCTTGTCACTTCTATCCCCAGAGTTCTAGCTCCAAGCCGCTCACACATATCAAAGGCCTCATTTAAGATCTCATCCGGATGAAGCTTAGCCGCAACTAAGTCACGGAAGTAAATCTTCTGCTCTTCCAGGTCAACACCTACTCCCAAGATTGCTGTCTCAGCGGAGTGGACCTTAACTGTCTTAGCTGGGTCAACGATCACAAAGTTCTCAAGGTGGCCCTTCCGTTCTCCTAAATCGGATTCCTTATAAGGTTTAACATTCTCGGACTTAAATGCTGCATCCTCCTTGCTAACCGGAATGTTCCGATACTCCCTATAGAATACATCGAGCAGGCCTTGGCGTCTATAGCTCTCAGCCAGTTTCTTGATCTCCTCGGTAGAGATATACTCAGGCCAATTACTATTGTAATCATCATCACAGATACTAAGTTCCACAGAGTGCCACTCAGGATCCTGTAGCAAGTTCGCCAGTAGGCTATCCTCATGTAGGATTGTTCCTATAACAATGATCCGCCAGTCTTTCTTATCCCTAGCTATTGAGTTGCACACATCGGCAAAGAACCACTCTTTAAGTTTGGCCCTCTGCTCCTCACTTCGGACTGCCTCTGCATCTTCCAGATCATCTATGAGGATAAGGTCAGGACGTGAGTTTTTGTATAAGATACCACGAACCTGCTGCCCCGCACCTCTAGGCATAATGAAGGTCTCACCATTAGCGACCCACATATCTTTGCTCCAGACACCACGCTTAGCTTCACCTGCATCGTTACTTGTCAGGCTTACATCACCAAACATCCGCTGCACACGATCATTAGCCTTTAGCTCCATCTTGAGGTTCTCACTCTGGAGAACCGCTTGAGTTGCGGTACAGCTGATCGGCACAATGAATTTCTTATCCCTGAAGAGGATCCTCTTTGCTGGATAACTAAAGTTAATTGTACTGGTTTTGCCCCAACCTCTTGGAGCTACAATCACAAGCTTCTGGATACTCTCATCATCCAACGGATCGAAGATCTGTTTATGGAGGGCGCTAAACGGCCGATCAAAGCGATCCGGGAACAGTACTCTGGAGAAGGCCGCAGTGTCAAGGTAGCACTGGCCCATTACCTGTTTCAGATCCTCTATGCCTAAACTCTCCAGATTATCCATCTATGGTGCAACCTCGATCTTCGGTTCAGCACTTGGACGAGTGGAACCAGTCCCAAATTTAATAACAGCCCATCGCCAATACTCAGCCCGCCACTTAAACATTCCATCCTCAACACAGAGATCACGAAGCAACTGATCGAAGTACTCTTTGTATGCAGAATTAATAAGGCCAAGACGGATTAGTTGATACCCTATGTCGTGAACCAGAGAACTCCTCATGGAGTTTTTGGAGTCCCATGTAGGCCCACTAGCTCCATCCCAAGCATACCCAGGAAGAATCTTAGTATTACCAGTCATATCCATTTCGACAAAGGGGCGAAGAATAGTAGCGAAAGGAACAATACCAAGTTTAATATAAAACTGTTTTGCCACTTGGTATTTATATCCACTACGATAACTTATACTTCTGTCCACTATCATTATCTTCCCTCCCCTAAGCTATAATGATTTCCATCATTCCACCTGCCACCCCAAGTACCACCCATTGATTCCCAGTAGTTTCCAAGAGGTAGATGGTCTTCGGTTTTGGTAAGATAGACACCATCTTTGTACAAGTTAATATCCTGTGCTAATGCTTTATAATGAAAGCTATTCCTTCTGTGACCTGTCCTACATTTACCATCATCAAGGGAGACCTCAAAGCCTAACCCAACTGCAAATAGAATCAGCTTGGCTACCATCACTGCCATCTTTCTTCTTTGATCTCCGTAAGTCATTGTATTTTTCTCAGTACCTTATCTATTTTATCGTTTAGAAGTCGACCGTTCAATAATTTCATCCATCTTATCATTGAGACGAACAATACCCTGCTCAATACGATTTATATTAGATTGGTAATCAACTTTCTGAACGTAAAATATTGTCATTTTTTCCTGACAACTATCCACTCGTGCAACGGCATATCCACCTAGCCCAGTAGCAATAAGAATAAATAACCCAATTAACGATAAGATAAATTTAGTGTTTCCATTCATTGCACAATCTCCTTTAGTCAGGCATTACCTGAACTCTATCTCCGATCCTTCTCCACACCTTCCCATCCTGAATCTTATCCCATCTGTACGGGAGTTCTTTCCAATTCTTCACTATGGCATACCGATTATCAAGAACGTAATCACCCTTATCTGTGTGAACTACCAAAACAGCGTGATACTCATTTGTCTCAGTCCAGCAGGTAGCAAGAGCAAGGTCAGTCAACTTATCCCATCCCAGCTTATAAAGTCTCTGTCGTTTTGCCAGCGCATAATCCTCACAATCACCTTCACCGCCTGCAATCTCCCAGAACTCCG